CTTTATGTAGAGACTCTTTAGGAGCTATCGATCAGCTTGTGCTACATACAGTATACACCGAAGCATTTACGGAACATAAAGTTTCTCAAACAGTCTCTGTAAAAGAAGATGAATGGTTAGAAGTAGGAGCCTTTGTTTATAGAAACTTTGATGCAATCTCAGGAGTTTCTTTTCTACCTTATTCTGACCACATTTATAAGCAAGCACCTTATCAGGACTGTACTCAAAAAGAGTATAAGGCACTCCTTAAAAAGATGCCTATTCTTGATTGGACTAAGCTTTCTGAGTATGAAAGTGATGATTATACTGTGTCTTCACAGGAGCTTGCTTGCTCAGGGGGAGCATGTGAGATAGTATAGTAAATACAGATACTTATGTGTATGCTTTTGATTTAGTATACACAAAAGTACCACTCTAGGAATAGAAAGGTTACTTATGATAGGAAAATATAATATCTCTGAAGATTTATTAGTATGGTTAAAAGAAACTTTTCCAAATAACTTACCAAGAAATAAGTTAACAAGTTTAGAAGAACTTAGATTTCTTCAAGGACAACAAGATTTAATTAATGTTATTGAAGCTACTTATAAAGAAAGTATAGAAGATGTGTATGATGAATAGCGGTTCAACTCCTGATGTTGAAGTAGAAAAGTTTACTGCTGGTTCTGGAAAAACAATCAAAGAAAAAGAAGCTGAATTTAAAGCTAATAAGTTTCGTAGTAGAAATATGAATCTGAGAATTAGACCTACTGTTTAATTAATACAAGGAGGATAAGTGTTAAAACAACTTAGTCAAAAGAACGTAAAAGAAAACTGGGAAGAATACAAAGCACATATTGAAACTGCATTTGTTTCTACTGCAGGAGGTCATCTACTTACTAGTGGAGGTCCAGAGGATATTTATAAAGTTATTTATGGATTGTTAATAAATCCTTTTAATAATACTACGCACTTGTGGCGTGATGATACAGAAGATTATCTCTTATTGACAGAGATACAGGAGTGTAGTTACACAGGAAAAAGAACCCTTGTACTTACTTCTAATACTAGAACCAAAGATGTTGATGATGAGACAAGATCAAAATGGTATTTCGATTCCTATAAAATTGTTGGAAATTTTGCAAAAGAAAACAAGTGTGTAGGTATGTATTGCTATAGTGATCTAGATTACTTTGCTAAGATGGCAAAAGAAACCCAAGAATGGAGTAAAGTTATTACTCGTTACCAGTTCTATTTTCCCCTCTAAAACGATATGAAAATTTACACCGAAATAAATTATAAGTGGCTAGATGGTCAGTTAGTAAAAACCTCTTCTAAGTCTTTTGAATATGAAGGAGACTTAACTCTTTGCGGAGGTGGTGGTGGCGGTGGAGCTAAAGGTGGAGGAGGAGGATCAAGTGGAGGAACACTAGGAAGTATTGTTTCTTCGGCTGCTGATACTGCTACGAGTATTGTTACAGATCCAGTAGGAACAACTACAGATATTATAGGAGATACTATTACAACCGCAGGAGAATCTTTAGAACCTGCAGCAGGAGGTCTAGAAAATATTTTAGGTCAAACTGGTGATGTACTTAACGAAGGATTAACTTCTGGTATAGAAGAACTTGGTGAGTTAGGCCAACCAAACTTAGCACAGTTCGGAACAGGACAAGGAGGAACTTTAGGTGATCTTACAGGAGGTGCGGCTTATTATGGTAATAAACTAAACAATGAAGTAACAGGTTTGTTTGAGTTTATAGGAGAAAAAGGACAGGAACTCACCAACTTCATTCATGGCACTCAAGACCCTACTACTGTAACTATAGATCCAGATGAATCAGCTTACTCTGGAACAACAGCAAATAAAAAAGCTGGAGAGTTAGCTGCAAACAAAGCAAAAGCACAGGCAAGATCATCTTTACGAATTAATGCATGAAAAAGTATACAAAGACTGAAATTAATATTGACTCTGAATATGCTGAAGAAGGCGTAGTTAAAGGAAAGTATACTAAGTATGCATCTGATAGAGAAAACTATCTAAACAGAGGAAGAGAAGCTTCCTTATTTACCATCCCTAGTCTCCTACCTCAACAAGATCATAGAAGTACAACAGAATTTATAACTCCTTTTCAATCTATTGGAGCAGAAGGAGTAAATAATTTAAGCTCCAAACTTCTAATGACCTTGCTTCCACCTAATGCTCCTTTCTTTCGTTTAGTTGTAGACAACGCAGAACTAGAAGCACTACTAGCAGAACAGAGATCCGAAGCTGAAGAATCTTTAGCAAAGATTGAACGCATGGTAATGCAAGAAGTTGAAGTTAGAGGATTAAGAGTTCCTATTTCTGAAGCCCTCAAACAACTTATTGTTACAGGAAATGTTCTTGTATATCTTCCTCCTAAAGAACAGGTAAGAGTTTTTCGTTTGGATCGTTATGTAGTTAAACGTGATGCAATGGGAAATGTATTAGAAATTATAACTAAAGAATCTTTATCTCCTCTATCTTTACCTGAAAGTACTAAAGAACTTCTGACTGATTCTGAATCTGAAGAGACTACAAAGAATCATGACTTGTTTACATGTGTTAAATTCACAGGAAAAAATTGGAAGGTTTACCAAGAATTAAATGGTTTTACAGTTCCAGGATCTGAAGGTACATACACGAAGAATAAATGTCCTTTTCTTGCTTTACGTTTTACTGCAATGGATGGAGAAGATTATGGACGAGGATATGTAGAAGAATACTTAGGAGATCTAAAGTCTCTTGAGTCATTAACTCAGTCTATTGTAGAAGGTTCTGCAGCAGCAGCTAAAGTATTGTTCCTTGTAAGACCTAATGGAACCACAAGAATTAAGACTTTAGCAGAGTCTCCTAACGGAGCTATAGTAACAGGTGATGATACTGATGTATCTTCTCTTCAGCTTGGTAAGTCTCAGGACTTTGCTGTAGCACAACAGACTATACAGATGTTACAGACTAGGCTTTCAAGAGTTTTTCTAATGAATAGTTCTATCCGAAGGGATGCTGAACGTGTTACTGCACAAGAAATTAGAATAGCTCATCAGGAGCTTGAGATAGCATTAGGAGGAGTATATGCAGTTCTCTCACAAGAGTTCCAATTACCTTTAGTTGAACTGTTAATGCACAGGATGGGAAAAGAAAAGAAGATACCTGTGTTACCTGATGAAGGATTAAAACCTCTTATTATTACTGGAGTTGAAGCTCTTGGTAGAGGAGAAGATCTAAATAAATTAGGACAATTTATGCAGAGTCTAGGACCTCTTGGTCCAGAAGCACTACAGGAGTTAAATATTTCAGACTACATCAATAGACTTGCAGGATCACTTGGAATTGATACTGAAGGATTAGTAAAGTCTGAAGAACAGAAGCAACTTGAGAAACAAGAAGCTGAAGCAGCCCAAGCACAGATGGTTAATCAGCAAATGATGGGTAAAATAGCTGAAAAAGCCACTCCAGAAATGGCGAAACAAATGGGAGGAGGAGAAGCACCTCCACCTCAAATGAATAATTAACTTTAAAAGAGGTAGTAAAATGGCAGATACAATTCAACTTAGTACACATGAAGATTCTGTACCTCCTGTAGAAGGAACTAAAGAACACGAAGAATCTATGATACAACTAGCAGAAGAAGCTAGTTCAGTACAACGTGAAGATCAACAACCTTCATGGTTGCCAGATAAATTCAAAAGTCCTGAAGATATGGCACAAGCCTACAAGGATTTAGAAAAGAAATTATCATCAGGAACGGAGTCTGTTGCGAACAGCGATGAGGTTACATCTCCTCCGCAGACTCCTCAACCAACTATCGAAGAAGCAAAAAAGCAACTAGCAGATCAGGGACTTAATTATGATAAGTATGCAAAAGAATTTAATGATACTTCTGGATTATCTCCTGAATCTTATAATGAACTAAAAGAAAAAGGACTTGCTACTGAAGTAGTTGATTCATGGATTCAGGGTCAACAAGCAATAGCAGATAAAATGACTGAAGTAGTACATGCTTCTGTAGGAGGACCAAGTGAATACGCAAATTTATTAGAGTGGGCAAAAACTTCTTTGAGTAAACCAGATCAAGACTCTTTTAATAAAGCAATAGAGAGCGACAATCCGAATGATGGTTTGTTTGCTGTAAAATCTCTTAACGCTCAGTTTAAAATGGAAAACGGAAGTCCACCAAATCTTATACAGGGAACTACAGGTGGTTCAGGATCAGGAAGTTATTCGTCATTAGCGCAAATGTCGGAAGCAATGAGAGATCCTAAATATCTTAGTGACCCTGCTTTTAGGGAAGAAGTTTCTAGAAAACTAGCAGCTTCTAACCTTATGTAACCCAAGAATACACATTTAGTACAGTTAATGCCCTCTGAGGAGGATAACTTTAATTGTCTATGTAGTAATACGAGGGTTCGTATCAACGTGCTAGTAAAATAGCATATCTACACAATGACAATTAAAGGAAACAAATGGCAGTCAATTATGTAGGCCACCGTTCTGGTGAGGTGAACGCCACCGGAAACAGTAGGGCATTATTTCTAAAGCTATATGCTGGTGAAGTAATGACGGCCTTTCAAACAAAAAATATCATGCTGGACTATTGCAGAGTTCGCACCATTAAAAATGGTAAATCTGCACAGTTCATTATGACAGGTAAAAATCGTGCAGCAGCTTACCACACTCCAGGAAATGAACTTATTCCTGCAGCTCGTGCAAAGCATACTGAGCGACTAGTAACGATTGACGATCTCTTAGTGGCACATCAATTCATTCCAAATATTGATGAAGCGATGCAACACTTTGACATCCGTTCAGTCTATACTGATGAAGCTTCTTATGGTCTTGCAAAAGTAGCCGATAAGAACATTCTTAGAATGGCTATTAAAGCAGCTATAGCTACCGATGCAACTAAGGTTGCAGCTTTGGTTCAAGATAATGTAGCTTGGACTGACGAAGATTTCACAGCTAACGTAGCTTATGCTACTCTTGCCAACTCTATGAAAGCAGATTATTTCTTAGATGGTATAGTTGAAGCAAAGCGGATCTTGGAAATGGCTGGCGCACCTCTAGATGGTATGGTGTGCGTTGTAGCTACTGATCTCTATTACAATATGTTTAAGACAGCAGGAATAAGCAAGGAAACTGGCTTACACATGTTTGATAAAGATATTGGTGGTGGAGCTTCTGTTACAGATGTAAATATTCCAACTATTGCAGGAATCCCAGTAGTTCGGACTCCGCATCTTGGAACAGGTAATGCTTCTGGATGGACTAATTCCCTGTGGACATCAGGTGGATCTGGTGCAAACTTAACAGGTACTA